GCGACGACTGAGCGTTTGCAGCAGGACATACCGGACACCGTGGAGGCCAGTTTGGCGGGCGGCCAGTGGGACAGCGGCACCTGGGACACGCAAGTGTGGGACGGCCGGCAACTTGCGCCCGAAGAACTGCGCATCAGTGGCAGCGGTGAGAACATTTCCATGCGCGTGATTGGTGAGTCGGCCATCTGCGAGCCGTTCACCATCAACAGCGCCATCATCAACTATTCAGTGCGCAAGAGGATGCGATGACCAACCCGTACTACAACCCAAGCGGGGCGCCCGGTACGCGGGCGAAACTGTCGTCGTCTCCCATTCGAGCCGAGCTGGCGGCAGTGGGCACGGGCTTTGACAAGCTGGCGCCAACGCTGACAGCAAACGCGCTGCTGCATGTGAATGCGGCCGGCACGCAGCAGGTAGCAAATGCCAACATCACGGTGTCTGCGGCTGGTGCGCTGGCGGGCATCACTGACCTGACTACCACCGGAAATGGTCATGACGGTTCTCTCTGTGTGGTTGGCGGGGCCGGCTGTTCACCGGCCCCAGGTCATCAGGCAGTCAGCGCCGAGCAAGCGGTTTCCACCACGGCCATGTGCAACTCGTTCAAGCGCACAGCGGTCATGTAGAACTTCGCGCCCACATGGCCACGCTGACCCAGCGGGTCATCGGGGCTGGAGTCCGCGCCGTTGTTGCCGCCCGGCTTGCGGTGGTACGCCTGGAACGAGTCCATGCCGCGCAGCATCACGTCGCCATAGGCTTCTTCGGCCAAGACGATCATGGGGTACACGTCAGCGGCCTCGGTGCCGGCTGCGTTCACGCCACCCGTGCCGGCCGCAGCCAGCACGGTGCCGGCGCTGGCGCCAGTGCCGCCAGCCGACAGGTACGGGTTGGTGTGCGGGCTGGCCACAAAGCGGAACTGCTCCCAGGAGCCGAGTTCGTTTTCGTGGATGGCCTTGCGCGAACCGTACTCGCTGATGTGGATGAAGCCCGACAGTTGGCTGCGCAGATCAGCCTCCATGTCGCTGTGGCAGATCGCCACATAGGCCGCTTCCACCGGCTGGGTGCCAACGTCGGGGCTGCCGGGCAGGATGCTGGTGATCTTCATCGCCAGGTTGCGCGACAGCGAACGGGCCACATTGCGCAGCAGGTTGGCGCTGACCTTGGCAATCACGCTGGATCGCGCCGCCACGCCGCCACCGTAGAACACATTGGTGCCGGCTTTGAGCACGCCGTAGCGGATCATCTCCATCAGCAGGCCCATGCGCTCGCCGGTCAGCTTGACCATCGCGCCGGGAACATCGTCTTCGTACAGGTCGGCCACCTGGTCGCTGTAGCGGTACAGCACGCCGTACTGCTGCAGGGTCGCGGTGATGTCCTGCGCCGTGATGCTCTCGGCAACGGGGGTCTCGCCTTCGCTCAGGACGTGATCCTCGGCGGTCACGCTCCAAGTGTTCGGGGTCGAGCTGGTGGCACCCTTCGGCAGCCAGCGGCGGTACTGAACCGTCGCGCTGGAGTTCTTCGGGATGGACTTCTTCATCGAACGGCAGCACCGGCCGATGACTTCCTGGGGGATGACATGGGCGAGGATTTCGCCCTTGTACTTGGCGATACGCGCAGTCTGCGGCGCCGCCATCTGTTGGGTGGACATGGTTCAGTTCCTTGTGGGTTACGCCGTGCCCCGGGCGCGTGCAAACGCTTGCCGGAACACGTCTTCGTCTGACAGGTTGGTGGGCACTCTCGCACCGGCCGTATGCGGCACGACTGCGGCGGCTGCCCGCGATTGGCGCGTCTGCGCTGCCTTCTGCGCTGCTTGCTGGCGCTGGCCTTGCAATTCCGAGTGCGTGTCAAAGCGGCTCAGTGCCGCCAGAATCACGCCCTCGTTGTCCGTGGATGCCACCTTCTTGCGGTAGTCCTCGGGTTGCGCGGCCAGCCACGTCTGAAACTGCGGGCTTGTCAGCTTGCGGTCCCAGCCTGGCATCTCGGTGTCCAGGGTGGGCGTTGGCAGATCGTCAGCGGTTTGCGCTGCGTCGGCATGGTTGTCGCTCTGCTGCTGCCCGCTGGTCTTGTTGTGGTCCAGCAGTTCCTGCATCGCCTCCACGAGTTCGGGCCATTCACTCTTGAGGGCTTCCACCTTCTCCAACTTTGCCGCAGGCTGCGGCGCTGGGGCGTGGATTCGGCCGTTCAAGTCGCCAAGCCTGCCCTCTGCCTTTCTCAATCGCTGCTCAAGGGTCGGGATCAGCGCGGCGGCCCGCTGCAAGTCTTCCAGTTGCGAAAGCCTCTCGCGCACCTTCGGCGGCAGGCCGGCAAACTCGTCCTCCTGTTCCGTCGCGGCTTCGCCTTCCGTCGCCTCGGCCGCTTGCGCGGGCGTGGCTGATGCAGCGGGCGCGTCCGATTGCTCGGCGGCCGGCTGACGTTGACCGGATTGCTCTGCTGCGAAGGCTGCTCGGAAAGCGTCCTCTGCGGCTTGGTCGTCAGGTGTTGCGGTGGTTTGCTCCGTGGTCATCGTGGGTAGGTCAGTCAGTCGCCCGGGTAGGGGCCAAACGCCGATGCCTGTTCGGGATCGGCTGCGTTCGCCGGGGCTGGGGGTGAAGCCAGCGCCAGCAATTCCTTCAACTCCGCAATGCGGCCCCGCGTGATTGCGGTTTGCCGCTCGTCGTTGGTCAATCGGTCGTTTGCCTCTCGGTGCGCTGCCAGCCTTTGCGCCAGCAGCGCCACCCAGGCGCGATGCGTCGGGCTCTCGTAGTCCCGGCGCTCAAACGGTCGTGCCGTCACTCCTGATAGGCCCTGCCGTCTGCGGCTCGGCCCTCGGGCTCGGTCGGCGGCTCTGCAACCTGCGGCCCCTCACCATCGGCGCCGGCCAGTTCACGCTGCAGCGTCAGCTTCATCGTGTCGCGGGCCAGGGCAACCTTTGCGTCTTGCAAGCTGATGCGTTCTTGGGTGGCGTACTGCAGCAGCGCAATGCGCTCGCGCAGCCGCAGTTCTTCCAGCATGCCCTCGCGCTCCATGGCCGTGCGCTCGGTCTGCGCCTGCAAGTGCATGGTGTCGCGGTCGGTGTCCACCTTGATCTTCTCAACCATGAGTTGATCGCGGCTCTGCGCAACCTGCACTTGGGCGTTGGCGCGAATCTCGGCCGCCTCCACTGCCGGCGCCTTGGGCGGCGGCTGCTGGGCCATCTGCTCCTGCCGATCTTTCCATACCTCGTCGGTGAACGTGATGCTGTCCACGTTGATGCCGTGACTGCGCATCACTTCCATGTCCAGCTTGTCGGGGTCGATCCGACTGCCAGGCCGCTGCGCCAGTTGGTACGCCTGCACCATGAACTCGCGGGAAATATCGCGCTGCACCAGCGCCGACGATCCACGCGCCTTCACGGTCAGGTCACCCTTGGCGTCCTCGGGTCCATCCTGCATCCCTGCCGCGTAGTAGCGTTTCAGGTGCGGCACGATCAGGAAATCGTCAAACTGCTTTGCAATGACCCGCAGCGGGCTCATGGCGTTGGCCATCAGCATCTTCATGCCGCCCAGCAGTTCCGGGGCCGTGCCCTGCATCCCTTGCAGCAGCATCGGCAGGTTCGTCAGTTCATCGGCCTTCTGCTCGAAGTACACGATGATGTTGGCCATCTGTTCCTGAATGCTGGGGATGGTCCAGACATTCATGGCCTTGCGGATGTCGTCGCAAAACTCGTTGGGGCGGAACAGCCAAACCTTGTCGCCAACAATCTCGTTGCGCCCGTTGGCTGGCGCCAGGGCGCCTTCCATGATGCCGATCTGCGCGCCAGCACTCAGGCCGGCATTGCGCAGCATCGCCCGCAGCGCAGCATTCAGCCCGCGTTGTGCAACCGCCATCGCACGCGGGATGCCTCGCCCCCAAATCTGGCCCTCCACCGGGCGCCACGGGAACACGTCATACGGGAACTCGCCAGTTTCCAGCGGGTTCACCACCGCCTTGATAGGGCGGTCATTGAGCATCGTCACGATGCTCGGCACGCTGGCAAGCGCGATGTCTTCCTCTGGAATCTGCTCAGGTACAACACCCATCACAACAAGGTCTTCGGGCTCCACGTCGCCGTAGTAGAACCAGACCTCAAACACCTGGCTGTCGCTGGCCGTGCCCTCGGTTGTGTCGCGGGTGTCGGTGCGCGCCTTGCGCTTCGGCCCTTCTCGCAGCGCCAGCGCAATCGCCTGGGCGTCGTAGCCATCTTCCTGCGCCAGCTTGCGCAGTTGCCGGGCGGTCATGTATGCCCGTTCGCACACAAAGCTGCCCTGGTGGATGTTCTCGCCGCAGGATGGGTCGGGGAAAAAGTCGCGGGGGTCAATGCGCTTGCTCTGGTAGCCAAGCGCGCTCACGATCTGCAGCGCAGAAACGCCGTCTTGCATCGACCACTTGCGGGACTCGCGGTAGACCGGGAACGGCCCCTTCAGAATGCCCGTGCCAATCCGGCCAGCATCGCGGATCACGGCGCGCATTTCAGCGTAGGCACTGCCCTCGACAAGTTGGTCTTCAATCCAATCAGCCATGCCAAGCGCCTTTTCGGCCGCCTTGGCAATCAGGGTCTTGGCCACCACCTCGGCTGGCGCCTGCGTGCCGTCTGCCAATGTCAGCGGCGTCTGGTCCTTTGCCTCGACCGCGTCATCAAGCTCAGGGATCGGCGTTGGGCCAATCTCCCACGGCTTGTCATCGTGCGGCACCAGCATTTCCTGAACCCGCGCCACGCCAACTTCGGTCTTCGGCTTGGTGATGTTCATGAACACCCGGCTGCGCGGGGTGCTGCCGTCCGGCTCACGCAATGGGCTGTTGGTGTTGTGCCGCGTGTTGACGCTCAACTCGTCAATGCCCTCGTACTGATCCGCGTCCTCTTGCCAGATTTCCTCAATGCCACTGTCCTGCCTGGCCTGCATCGCCTCGCGGATGCGGCGGGCAACGGTCGCCCCGAGCGCAGCTTTGCGCCGCTCCAGCGTGTCACGCATGGCGACGGCATCCGCTGACTCGGCACCTTGCGCGGCGAGTCCGTTGCTCTCAACAGGGTTCATCAGTTCTTGTCGTCCAACTCTGCGGGCTTGGTGTCGCCCTGCACCCACTGGCCTTCAAACCGCACAGGCGGGCGCCACCATGGGTGCTTCACTGGCTTGATGGGCTTGAAGCTCTCCACCTTCACCGTGTCTGTCTTCGGGTCCAACTCGCCCACCAGCGCGTGCATCACGCCACCAGTGTGCCGGCTCGGGCGCACAAGCAAGTAGGGTTCGTGCTGCGTCGGGTCTTTGCGCCACTCGTTGATCCGGCGCTGGAACTCGCGCAGCGCCTCAACGATGCAGTTGCTGCGCATCACTCAATGCGGGTCTTCGGCTGGTAAATCAGCCGCCCAACAATACCGAACACCAGCAGCGCGCCGACGATGCCAAGCACCACCGACTCGGGAACCTTGGCGCGCAGATCGTCAGGCAGCGCCTGCCACGCGCCCAAGATGGCAACGGAGCTAGCTTGCGCTTGCACGGAGAACATGCGCCACGCTTGGCGCCAGTTGGGGATCAGCTTCGGCATCACACGCCACCCGGCCTCTTCATCACCAGCAGCAGCCCGGCCATGCCCACCACGCCCAGCACGCCGAGGCCAGCGCGGATGACCCACACGCGAAGCTCGTCCCACCCCGGCACTTTCAATTCGATCTTCTGCACTCGGTCGGTCAGTTTCTCTTGTGCTTCACGCATCGCTCGAACCTCTGCCGCGTTGTGTTCCATGGTGACTTCGTGCTTCACCAAAATGGCCATCGCGTCCGTCAGCTTGTTGACTCCCGCTGCCACCGCATCAACCTTGGAGTCCACAACCTCCACCGTCCCGCGCATCGCGCCCACGTCCTGAAACAGCGTGTCAATCCGCGAACTGTCCGCGCTCATCATGTTTGCCAATGCTTCGGTTTGCCGCGCTTGCATGCTGAATGCCGCGTCAGGGTCCGTCACCA